ATATATCGTATCCGCTTATAAAAAGATAGATTTCCCTGCTGATTGGCAGAATGTAGATTATGAAGATGTGTTAGAAAAACCAGTTTCATTAGATACAATTATGGATATTATTAATAAACACAAAGTATAAACCCTTTAAAACTCAAATAATGATTGACATTTTATTAAAATTAGAAAGCGGACAAAAATTACGTTTACTACCAATTAGTGCTGATAAAATTTATGAAGAAGTTTTCTCATACTATATAACTGAAACTAAACAAAGATTTATACACGACAACCCAAGTTTTATAGATTTCACCAATCACAAACAAGTACCAAGATATACAAAGTATTATATTCCCGTTGAATATCAAGATAAGTTACATTTTATTTTTATTGGTAGAAAAATAAAAGACATGATTGATGAACTCGTAAAAGAACATAGTTTAAATGATCCTGATCTTTTTATTTTTAATGGAATATATCTTAATGTGATTGTTGAAGATAAGCAAGTTATGCCTGGAATGATACTACCAAGTTATGATAAATGTACTGTTGAAATAGAAGATTTAAATGAAGAAGATTGGGTAAATAGTGATTATGATTTTTGGGGATCAAAAGAATATACAACTATCCACAATAAATATATCAAATATATAAACGGATTAAATATCGAAAGACATCCAAAAACAATCCAATACCTTCAAGATAATGGGTTATTATTACCTCAATATAAATATTTACTGAGGGGAATTAAAATAAATCAATTCAGACAGAACAAAATAGATACTACTAAAACTAAATTATGGGAATCAGTAATCAAGATGATCGGTGAAACTTCTCATGAAAATAAACAAATGGAAGATATTGGTTATTTACAAGAAGATAAAAATAATGAGGAAGTTCATCAATTTATGGTGGATGGGTATTTGTTTGAAGTTAAATTAATTGATAAAGTAGAATAGTATGAGAATGTGGATGATTGATCCTAAGTTGTTATGTAGAAAACATTTACTTGGGGAACATGGTGAAATTCATAAACACCGTCATAATTTTGTAAAACAACACAAGATTGATAGACGTATATCACCTGTGGTTCAAATAGAACCTAAAAGTATGGAATCAAGACACGATGAACTTGCGGATGAAATGGTTCGTAGAGGATTTAATCATCAATCTCCTTATGAACAACCTGATATATCATACTTACCCGAATATCAAAGATTTGCAGAAGTAGATTTAGATATATCAATTGATGATTTAATTAGTAGATGTCCTGAATGTTATAAAAATATAAAAAATGGAAACTAGCACAAATACAAAAATATTCAAAGACACACTTATTAGTATGGTTAATATGGGTGCTGAATATGCTAAGACAGATGGAATGGATATATTCTTTTTTATCAACAAAGATTCCGAATTTAATGATGTTGATAAGTTAAGGAATTGTAGAGATTTCTTAAAGGCTGAATTCGGTCTTACCTTAAAAGTTAAATATAGAAAATAATGGGTTTGTGTTCACATAAAAAAGCTTATTCATTTCACCCAAATGCACCACAATATTGTCCTGATTGTGATTGTTATGTGGATGATAATATGATATACTTGAATATTAAATTACATAACCGTAAGAAGAAGATTGAAAAAATACTCACAAAAACGGGAAAATATTAGGTTTTCTCATAAATATATATTATCTTTGTTGTATAAATAATCAAAAAACGATAATTATGAAAGCAACAATGGCAAGAACAACAGAGAAATTAGAAAAACTCACAGGTCGGAAATTAACTTTTGATGGAAATGATCACACATTATTATTGAGTGATTTAGCTAGTTCACTAACAGAATATACAAACAGACTTAAAGATAGTGATGTATATTTTGAGCACAACACATTTAAAAATCACTTAAATACAGATCCTATTGATATCAATGTTCTTTCTTTTAGTGATAACAACACAGATTTGATTTGTTATGTATTGTTATTCAAAGGAAGTTTAACACCAATGTTTGTATCAGGAATGGAGGACTAAAATGCCATCATTTAGATTAACTGTAAAGAACGATTTTGGAAGTGGTAGTAAAAGAGTAGGTAAAGGTTCTACCATTCAAATGACATCGGGTAGTAGTAATCCAGGATTTTCTACTTCCGCAATTACAGAAGCAGTAAAAAACCAATTGGGAATTGACTCTATTCCAGCAAGTAGAGTTTATTTCAATATAGAAAAAATATAAAACTATATTCTTTTTTTAATATATAATATATAAACTAATAATAATTAAAATGTCTAAAACAGTATTTAAATCATTTGAAGAAATGAAAAAAAGTCATACTAATCATAATTTTTTATCTGATAATATGCGAGATAAATGCATCCAAGATTTAGACAAAATCTACAAAGTATTATCAAAATCTAAACGTAAACCGACATTAGAAGAAAAAATCTAAAATGAATAGATTTGAAATATTAAACTATATATGTGGAATTCTCCAAAAACATGATGTTAATTATATAATTATAGGTGGTATGTCAGTTGCGTATTATGGATATTCTCGTATAACTACAACATCATCAGGTATAGAAACAGATAAATATGACATTGATATATTATATCAACCAACACTCACAAATAATTTTAATTTGATTAAATGTCTTAATGAATTCGGATTTGATCAACATGGTGGTGGATTAACTGATTTTCATATTTACCGTAAAGAATTCAATGAATATAGTTTAGATTTTTTACCATATTTACCATTTATGTTTCATTCAAGTATATCTGAAAAAAGAAATAAATTTTCATCTTTATATAATAATAGAAATATATCTACATTTGATAATAATGTTAATATAAATTTTGTATCGTTAGAAGATTTAATTGAAATGAAAGAAATAAGTGGACGACCAAAAGATATAGAAGATATCAAAAACCTTAAAGGAATTAACGGTCTTTAGAATTTAATCTGAATAATCTCATTTAATTTTTCTTCTATATTATCGGTATATTTAATACGTAACAATTTAATAACATTGTTTTTACAATATTCGATTTTAATATTATCTCTTTTTTGAATATTCTTAAATTCTTTAATTCCACCCCAATGTTCTTTAATTATAAAATGGTGTTCTCCATCATATTCAATACAAAGATTTTCTTTTGGTAAATAAAAATCAAATTTCAATAAATTTTTATATTTGCACCCCTCAAATGTTTTTTGACTTTTGAAATCAATATTATTAAATTTTAAATAATTTCTTATTTTTCTTTCGCCTTTAGATTCTTTACATTTAGGACAACCACACCCGTCATAATGTTCTCTTGCTTTTTGTTTAAATTTACCGTGAATTTTACAGATAATATTAACTTCTGTATGTGTATTTTTATATTCTACCAAAGAATAATTATATTTATCTCCATGAACTTTCTTAGATTTTTCAATAAATTGTTTCAATGTTAACTTTTGTGAACCGCCACATAAATGGCAACCATGACCATATAAATGATATTCAGGTTTTTGTTTAAATTCACCGTGAATAGGACAAATAATTTTAATTTCCTTTTGTAATCCTTCTAATTTAACTAATGAATAATTATATTTGTTATTATGAATTATATTAGATTTTTGAATAAATGTATTAATTGACATCAAAATATTCAATATATGACATTTTTTACATCCTCGACCTTGAATATGATTACTGGGTGTTTGTTTAAATTCACCATGAATAGGACAAATAATCATAATAGTAGTTCTATTATTAATATATTCAACTAATGAATAATCATATTTATTACCATGTTTTCTTATTGAATCTATTATAAATTGTTCTTTAGTTTTTCTTTTTGACATTTTTTATATTTCTTTTTGGATATTATAACGATTTAATTCTTCTATTATACAATATTCTATAAATTTTGAACGGTTTTTGTAATTATCTTTTATATATTCAAGTAATTTACCATCAAGAGATATTGATAATTCAACTTTTGTTTTTATTTTTTTTGGCATATTATAATATTGTTTTATTATATATATTAAATATAAAAAGTCAAAAATTGACATTTTATATAAAAACTTTAACTATTTTATATTATATAAATAATATGAAGAAAAAATATAAAGGAAACGGTAGAAAAAAAATTACTGTTACAATTGATAAAGAATTGAATGATAAATTAGAAAAATATATCGAAGAAAATGAAATATATAACAAGTCTAGTTTAATAGAACAATTTATTAAAAAACAAATAAATGAAGAAAAAAAGGATAATTGATTTTTATTAATCAATATTTTTTGTATCTTTGTGTATTATAAATATTAAAAACAGAAATAATGTTAGAATTAAAAGGAAAATATACAGATGCTAAAATCTTCATTGATAATATCGAAGAAGGTGTGTTTCAACAAGTTTATGGTATAATCAATTCACAAATATCTAATGGGTTGAAAGTCAGGATAATGCCTGATGCACATGTTGGCTCGGGGGTCTGCGTAGGATTCTCGATGGAATTAGGTAAATTTTTAGATGTCGGATTGGTGGGTTGTGATATTGGGTGTGGTCTTTTGGGTGTTAAATTCGATAAGAAAAACTCTATTAATTTAGAAAAATTAGAAACACAAATAAGACAATCAGTTCCAACAGGATTTAATTTACATCCATCACCTATTGTAAATAAAATAGATTTTGAAGAAATTCAAAAAATTGCTAATTCTTTCATTGTAAATTTCAATGAAAAATTTGGAACTTCTTATGATGCTCCTACTTATAATGATAAGTGGCTTACCGATAAATTAAAAGATATTAAAATGGATGCTTCTAAATTTTGGAATTCCATAGGAACTATGGGGGGTTCAAATCATTTTATCGAAGTTGGAAAAAATTTAGAAGGAGATTATTGGATTACAGTTCATTCTGGATCAAGAAATTTAGGAATTAAAATTTTTGATTATTGGAATAATATTGCTATTGGAAAAGTTAAAGTTGTTTCTAAAGAATACACTAATGATTTAGATAATATTATTCAAAATACTAAAATCAAATCAGAAATTCCTAAAAGAATTAAAGAATTAAAAGAAAAACATAAAGTAGGAATTGCTAAAGGATATTTATCTGATGATAATCTTATTGGATATATTTTCGATATGATTTTCACCCAATATTATGCTTATGTTAATCGTCTAACTATGTTAGATATTATTAAAGAAAAATTAAATATTGATAAGTATGATGAAATAGTATCTACTATTCATAATTATATTGATCCATATGATATGATTATACGTAAAGGTGCAGTAAAATCATATAAGGAACAAAAATTTCTTTTACCTTTTAATATGAGAGATGGGATTTTATTATGTGAAGGAAAATCTAATTCAGATTGGAATTTTTCCAGTCCTCATGGAGCTGGTCGATTATTTTCTCGTAGTAAAGCTAAAGTAACAGTAGATTATAATGAATATAAAAAATCAATGAAAGGTATTGTTACAACATCAGTTACTAAAAACACACTTGATGAAAGTCCACAATCTTATAAATCTTCTAAACTAATAGAAAGTTTAATACAAGATACTGCTACGGTTGTTGATAGAATAACACCAGTTATGAATATCAAAGATAAGTCAGAAGGTATGTCTTGGAAAGAAAGAAAGAATAAGAAGAAGAAAGACCAAGACCGTAAAAGAGAACGTAGAGATAAGTCTTACAAGAATATGAAAAGGATGTAGAAATACATCCTTTTTTGTTTTAATATATAATTATATGAAAAGAATAATTTATATATTATCTATCTTTATTTTATTTAGTTGTAATAGTAGAATAAATAAACAAGAAGAGATTAAATGGGTATATTTCCCAGATACAGTAATGATTGATGGTGTTTATATTCCTGATGTTGATGGTGATGGTGTTATAGATTTCCAAGAAATTGATTTAGAAGAAATAAGTCATGGTATTGAAATGGGAGAAGTAGTTCGTGATGAAAATAAATTATTAATGGACACACCATTAAGTAATCAAGGAACATTAGTTTATAAAGTAGATTCAGTATTAATTATAGGTGTTGTATCTAGGGTAGAAGCAAGAATAATAAAACAAGTAAGTGAAGAAACAACGGAACAGTTAGTTTCATTAACGACACGAACATCAACAGGTATTATACATGAAGAAATTATAAAGGTTGGAAATATAATGGACATGGAATTAAAAACCTTAGATGAAGATGCAATCACAATAACTGAAATTACAGATGATGAACAATTAGTAGACGAAACAGATCCAACACTTTGGTTATGGGGTGTTACTGCAAATAAAATTGGTAGTTATAATTTAATATTGACTGCGAAAATAAAACAAGATGGTCCAACTAGGGATAAAATAATATTTGATACAGAAATTAATGTAACAAATAAGCCAAAGAAAAAATATTCAATGATAATTGATATTCCTGATAATTTAAAAAGATATGAAGATAGTATAATTAGATTAAATTTAATAGAAAAAAAATTTGATACTTATAGTATTGAATGGGGTGGAGAAGGTAAAATAGTATTAGAATTTGATGGTAAAGTTACTATCATAACAGATGATAATATTATAAATGATAATAAATCACAATTTAATTACAAATGGGTAGTTACACCGAAAGGGAAAGAAAAAACATTACCATATGTAATTAAAATAATTGGTGATTATGAAGATTTAGTTTTAAAAGATAGTGTTTTAATTGTTGAAAACAACTTCAAAGAAGGATTTAATAAATTTATTGATGATGCTGCTCAAAGATGGTATTGGATATTCACAGCATTATTAATTCCTATTTATGGGTATATAAGAAAGAAATATTTTCCTAAAAAGAAAAAATAATATATAAGTAAAAAGAAATACAAAAATTATGAATTATATTGCACATTTAGTACAAAAAGGAGAAGGTTGTGATTATATGATCGGATGTGGTTTACAAGTTGTTAAATTATCATCAGATAATATGAAAGATGCAGAAAAAGAATTATCTGAACTTATTAAAGAAGAATATTCTTATGATGAAGCTATGTTAGAAACAGCAACACTTTATGAAGTTAAAGAAGCTGTAGAAGTTGATGTTGATGCTATCTACAATGAAAAAGAAAATTCTAAACAAGCTCAAGCAGAAGAAAAAGAAAGAATCAAAGACTTTGAGGAATTTCAGAGATTAAAAAAGAAATTCGAAGAATAAACTTATTTGTTAAATAGTATTATAAGAAGGATGTAGAGATACATCCTTTTTTAATTTATAATAAATGAAAGAATCTAAAGTAATAAGAATAGGTAAACGAAATAATTTCAAAGTAGAAATTTATCTTAATTGGGGTTTCACAATCAAATATCTAACAATAGGGTATAATGATTATGATTATCCTCAACTAATTTGGCAACTATTCTTTGGTCAATTTTTTATAACATTTCCTTGGAAACATAAAATAAAAAAAGATTATGGTCATGATGATCCATCTTATGGTATAACTTATCATAATAATTCTTTTATGTTTTATTGGAATCGTAAATGTAAAGTTTATGATTTACCTTTTTTATCTTATGAATGGATAAGATCAAGTTTATTATTATCTGATGGAACATGGGCACATGAAACCAAAGGTCATAGAAAAGAATTTTATAACAAAGAATGGACTGATAAACAATGGCAAGTCACTATCCCATATAAACACAAGACATCAAATGAAGGTGATATAGACATTAATGTTAAGTGTCATATAACGGAGAGGGAGTGGCGTAGAAAGTGGTTTAAATGGACTAAAATGAGTTCTAAAATCAGTCGTACTGTTAATGTTGATTTTAGTGAAGAAGTTGGATCAGGTAGAGGTTCTTGGAAAGGTGGTGCATTAGGAACAGGATTTAATATATCTAAAAGAACAACAGATATTAGTGAAGGTCTTAAAAAAATGGAAAAAGAATATAATATGTATTCTGTTGCACTTGATAGACAAAGAAAAATTAAACAAATACTCAAATAATAACTATACAAAATATAACTTTAATTAAAAATAATGAGTGGTGGACATTTCGATTACAAACAATACCAAATCAATGAAATCATTGATAGTATTGAACGTGAATTAAATTCACAAGGAAAACCTAAATCTAAAAGTGAATTATGGATGGATGATGATTATTATAAAAAATATCCAGAAGAAAAATATTATATTACACACCCTAAAGAAATACAAGAAGAATTTAAAAATGCTATTAAGATATTAAAACAAGCATCTGTTTATACTCAAAGAATAGATTGGTATTTATCGGGTGATGATGGAGAAGAAAGTTTTTTAAGTAGATTAAATAATGAATTAAATAAATTATAAATATTTCAATATTATGAATAATTCAATGACAATTAAAGGTATTAAATGTGATACACCACATTGTAATTATCGTGATGATACTATAAAATTTGAAGATTATCCCGATTGGATAAATAAACCATGTCCTGTATGTGGTAGAAATCTTTTAACACAGGCAGAATATGATCAATGTATTCATTTATTTGCATTTGAAAAGAGATTTAATGTATTTATACACAATTGGAGATGAATAAACCCAATGTTTTATTTCAATAAAATTACAGGAAGAAAACCAAAGTTATATGATGCGACTTTCAATTTCCCTAAAAGAAAAGTATAACAAATGAAAGGAATTAAAATAATAGAAAAAAGTTCTGATGCTACTACATTTAAAGACATGCCACCTTCTTACCGTGTATCTATCACAGTAGGTTCAGGTACTAAACACCCAATTACTATAACTAGATAATTTTTTAGAGCAGGGTTTCAAGATGGTGAGCGGAACGGGAAATTCTTTTTTCAAACCAATGATGGTAAATGTATAAGACGAGCATCTTTCTTATCAAAAAAAGTTAATGATGCTGATTATCTAAGACGAAAAGAAGAAGAAATGATAAAAATATTTATCGAAAAATGTAGTGAAAGTATAGATACGGTAGATGAAATGTTAAAAGCTGAAACAAAAAGATTACATATTAGGAAGAAAAATTATATTAACACAATAGATAAATTAGATGGATATTTCAGATCAGAAAAAATACAGAGAATAAAAGAAAAAATACAAAATGATTAATAAAATTAAAAGATTTAAACTTGTTGTATTTTTCTTTAGATTAATAAATTTACGTTATTCTTATTGTGAAAAATGTGGATTACCTTGGAAACATTGTAAAGAAAAAAGTGTAAATTCTGATTCTTATTCGAGTTATTTTGCAACTTGTCAATATTGTTGGGATCATTCATCATTAGAAGAAATTAAAAATTGTTACAGAAAAGCTAATTTTAAATATTGGATATCTAGTAACGGTAATGGTGGGAATTTACTACCGACACTATTAAGAAACATCGAAGAAGAATATAAAAATGATATAACGATAAGAAGAAGTCAAAAGATTAAATCATTAAAAAAGAATATAAAAAAGAATGTCACATTATTTAAAGAAAATTAAACGTCATCCACTATTAGAGAAAGCGTTTTCTTATATTATTGAACACAACGAATCAGTTAATCTACCTTATCATAATACAAGACACTTAGTAAAGGTGTTTGATTCTTGTATGGAAATTGCTAAAGGATATAAATTACCCGAACATGATTTAATTGTATTAGGAGTTGCTGCATTATTTCACGACTTTAATCATAGTGGTGGGAAATTAAAAGATAATGAAAATATTCAAATCGCAGTTCAAGAATTTATTAAATTTTATGAATTGAATAAGATGTCATTTGATGGTATTCATTTTATCAGTATTCAAGAATTAATAACCTATACTGAATTTCCTAAAACAAAAGAACCAGAAAATGATATTCAAAAAATATTAATGGATTGTGATATGATTCAGGCATTTGATGTTGATTGGTTTCTTTATGCTATCAATGGATTGTCAATGGAACGTGGAATTACAATAAAACAAGCGTTAGAGGATCAAACCAATTTTATAAATAATGTAAGTTTTTATACCAAGTACGCACAGAAATTACACAAGAAAGAGAAGAAAAAGTATTCTAAAAAATTAGAATATCTCAAAACTATTTTTAACTAAAAACTATGAACAAAAGTGTTGTTGACCATGCCACAAAAAGTTTGGTTATTATCGGGGATAATTTTATTGCTCAATCGTTATACAATGATTATAAAAGATATGGGAAATTTCGTATTAATATATCGAAAGATATAACTCATGTCAAAAATAAAGTTGATTACATTATTGATTCTTCATTTAATGAAAGAACACAAAATTTATCATTATCTTATTGTAGATTAAACAATGTTGATAAAATATTATTGGTTAATCATTGGGAAAGAAAAAAATTACCCGATATTAAAACACCGATATTACAATCTGTTCTTTATGATGTATATGGAACTGAACACAATAGTTTTGACAGACAAGGAGCAGGTAATAATTATGATACCGAAATAAATTATTGTACATTAATTGCTGAATCATTAAGAAGAATACATGAAGCTAAAATTAATGGATTACCTTTAGTTTATATTCCATACGGTGAAAATAAAGTCAAGTGTAGTCATATAGATAATATTTATGAACCAATAAACTTTATGTTAACCAAATTAAAAGAAACTTCTGTATATGCTGTATTTGATGAAGATAAGTATGTAAGTGCAATAATAAACTCTATACAGAAAGTCATAGAATATCAAGGAAGGATAATAATTAAGAACAACAATTCAATTTATACTCAACATGTAAAAAGCCTTGATTTCAAATCAAAACACCACCACTTTGAAGGAAGTATTAGAAGAATATATAAATATCTTCGACTAAATAATAATAGATTCTCTATTTATTTGGATTATTAAGTTTTTATTCTTATATTTGTATCTGTGATAAAAAAAGATTATAAATATCGTTTTAAGACTCTTGAAGAATTCAGAAAGGATTATGGTCATGGGTGGAGAAATTTAGATGGTCGCACATCTTTTATTCCTGAAATGGATAATCTATTAGGTACTGATATAGATGGATCTTGGTATAAAAATTATAATTTCATATCAGGGAAAGAGATACGGGATAATACCAATGATGTATGTTAAAGAAAATATATTTACACCACCAAGATATAAACGAAAAATTTTCATTAAAAATTAAAAATTATGGACATTAACCAATACAACAGAAGAACAACCGATTTAATTTTAGTTTTTGCATTACTTTTAGTAATTATCATTTCACTAAAATTTAATAATGTATTAACTGCTCAAAACGCAGATGATATTATTTATACCCACACAAACGAACTAAATACTCGTAAGAGGGTTTATGAACTTGAAATGGAAGTTGAATCTTTGAAACATTTAATCATTGAAACATCTGGTGTTCCTAATGAAAAAAGGAAAGCTATCTTTGAATTAAAAATTGAACAAGATAGTATTCTTATGGATTTACTTCAAGGTGAAATCAATTCCAATAAAAGTATATTGAATCTTCTTGAAACTGATTGGGAATTCAATAATTATACGGAATTCAAATCTTTAAAATCGAAATAATATGAATGAAGTAACTATTTATAAACACATCAAAAACAAATTTGATAAGGTTAAAAGGGAAATAAATTATGCTTGGTGGTTTGCTTTCGCATGGTTGGTTGAAGCAATAACAATTGCAATATGTATTAATATGTTTCCTTGGCTTATGTGGATTTTAATACTTGTTCCATTGATGGGAGTTATTACTCTTCTTTTCTTATCTATAAGAAAGGAATATCTATTAGCTAAAAGATTCCCATTAGTGTATAATATATGGTTAAATAGTAATGATTTTGTAAATAAAATAGTAAGTAGATCGGATTCAAGAGCACAACCAGATCCCAATACAATTAAAATAGAAAATTTTGGGTTAGAACATATTGATGGTATTCTTAATCAATATGATGATAACCAAAAAAGGTCTAATGCAATATACAATTCTATTACTGAAAGTAATTTGGTTGATGAAATTGAATTTTATAAAAAATATAAAAGATTTATAAAAGATTTAGGAACATATAGGAATAAAGTTTAATAGTTAAGTTGATTGATTGATTGAAAACCCTGCATCTTTTGGTGTGGGGTTTTTATTGTTCGATAAATTTTTGATCTTGTTCTACCAACTTGTTATTCAATAGTAACCCGTTTATAATGTTTTTCCTTGTTGCTAGTAGACTTTCTGCTACTAAGTACATAGCAACATAATAATTGAAGTTTGTCTTGTTATATTCGATTGTATCCCCAAAATTTGTAATATAATAATCAGGTAATTGAGAATCATCAACACCATTGTATTCCAATACATAATGTAACAATTCGATATTTGCTGTATCGACACAATAAATAGATATTTTTTCTAATGAATCAATAGTATGAGGTAAGTTAGAATATTGTTCCATTAATTCCTTTGTTTCATTAATAGAATTATCAGAATAATTATTTTTATCAAATAAACTTTTTGTTAAAATTCCTAACATAAAAACTATTATTAAGATAAATACAAATAATACATTGTATGATTTTTTCATGATTTATTTTTCAATTTTGTAAAACACTTTCTACACAATGGTCTATATTTATCATTCCCACCAATTTCTATCTTATCACCTTTGGTTACTATTTTACCTTCTTCATCAAACCTTGCATTTACAGTAGCTTTCTTTTTTCCACATTCAGAACATATTGTTTTCAGTTCTTCAAGTTCATCAGCAATTGACATTAAATGTTTGGATGCTTCAAATGGTTCTAACCTGAAATCTGAACGAAGTCCATAACAAATAACTGGAATATCCAGTATATCAACTATCTTAACTAATTGGTGGATGTGTTGTTTTGAGAAAAATTGTACTTCATCAACTAAGACACAGTTGACTTTATTATCCATTATGGTTCTTTTATAATCTACAATTTCATATATATTTTCTTCTTTACTTATTCCAATTGCGTCTTTACTTATACCTGTTCTTGATTTGACTATATCACTTCCGTATCTGTCATCTATTTTTGATGTCAATATTAAGACACCCATTCCATTTTCTTCGTAGTTATATGCTACTTTTAATAAATCAAGAGATTTACCTGATCCCATTGTTCCGTACCTGAAAAATAATTTAGCCATTCATAATATTATAATTTTATTTGGTGTTCTAATAATTTATAAGGTATAATGTAAAATTTTCTACCTTCATGTTCACCAATTTTAATTGATTTATCATTCTCGAAAAGAAATAATTCATCTTCATTAGTTCTAAACCCATAATATGTTGTATCGTATAATTTAATACCACCAACACCATTTACAAAATATACATTCCCATCATCTGATAAATTAACAGAACTACAACTTTTTTGTTGTATTGTATAAATTTCTCCTTTTAAACTAAAACTAATATCTATTCCTTTAACAATGTCATCAGTTTTACCATCTGCACCAATTTCCCAATTAATAGCAAGTGGGTATGTATTTTTGAGGAATTCCATCATTTTTTCTTCTGAGTCGTGTCCTCTTTCACCCATATTTTCTAATGCATGAATTAATTTATCAAAAACACCATTGTCATTCGGTGCAATAATTTCTTCATAATACTTATTGAACACTTCTATGAAAAAATACATTTCTGATTTCCAATTTATTTTATCTTTATCAAATTGGAATTGTCGTTGAATTGGTTGGATTAATTCATCATGTTTTGCCATATCAACTATTTTTTCATTTAAATAATTGACCATTATAGCAAATGTTTTGCTATTAGATGATAAGAAATTTAGTTTTGAATATTCATTGGTATCACCTGGTATATTAATTAATCTTTTTCTACCTTCTACATCTTGGAGATAATCTTTATAAAATTTTTTAAACACATCCCAAACGGCAAAAATTAAATCTTGTCTTTCACCACCTTTCTTTTCATTCCAACCTTGAAAATAACCATCTGAGTATTTGATTGGTTCTTGGGATTTTAATTTAGTTAATCTTTTAAATTCTTTTGAAGATAATACCATTCTTTAATCTTTTTTTATATTATATTTTTATATATCTAATATATGTGGTCTTTTGAATTTTGTCCTTTAATTTAATTAGTTTCTGTTACTAATTTATTGAATTTTTCGGCTTCCCTTTTTCTGATTTCATTACCGATACCTGCACCTGTGAAACCTGCGTCCATTATATCCTTACTGGATGTAGTTGGTACATATTTTAACATAGCAAGAACAGACTTATTAGTTATACCCATAACATCTATCCACTCTTGTAAGATATCCAATCTAAGACCTTTATTTCGTATAGTTTTCCATGTTTCATAAGCATTTTCTGGTGCAACACCGTTTCTATATAATTCAACAAGAATTGATATAATTTCTACAAAATCTGTTGGTATTTTAGCATCAATAAGAATTCTTTTAAATTCAGGTGTAACATCATTTTCCCTCAATACTTGAGCAATAGCTACAGTTAAATATGTTGTAGGTTTAATTGATTTATCTTTTGTGATAACAGGAAAGATTTGTTCCATTATATCATATTGTATTAACATATCAACGAAGTTTTTGATCATCATAGGATCATCATTCTTTCTTGCTTTTTCTTTAACCTTTTTAAATTCAAGAAAAATCCTTTCCCTTGATACATCATCAACATCAGATATATTAAACAATCTACTATCGTTCTTGATTGCGGTTGCAGTTTTTCTTTCAAGTTTACTATGAGTAACAGCAGCAAATCTAATTGCTCTAAGAATTCTAAGTCTATCTTCATCAAACCTTGTTCTTGGGTTTCCAACAGCTCTTACAATTTTATCATTAATATCTTTTATTCCACCAACAACATCAACAATTTGACCTGTCCTAATATCATAGAATAAAGCGTTCATAGTTAAATCCCTTCTTTTTACATCATCTTTGATTGTAATATGAGATCCAATTTCAACTTTCTGATTATTACCTTTGTTATCTCTACCTTTAGCAATATCTTTTCTATAAGATGCAATTTCGTATCCTTCTGGTTCAGCTTCTGTAAATACCCTAACAACGCCAAAATGTACACCTTGTAAATCTGTCCTATAATCTTTAAGAATATCCATTACTCTTTGAGGTGTAGTATCAGTAGCCATATCAAAATCATGTGGTTTTTTATTCATAAGAAAATCTCTTACAGCACCACCGACAATGTATAGTCTATGACCTTTTGCGGTAAACAATTTTTGGAAATCCATGATATCTTGTGGGATATCCATTTTAGCATTTATTCTTTCGTTTATGTTCTCCATATTGTTATTATTAATTTCAATAGGTAAAGATAAGCTAAAATTTTCAAAATTCCTTACTTTTTCTCGTTTTTTATATGTAAGT